CTGGAAAACTTGATGCTTCTGCTGTTAGTGCTTTCGGTCTAACACTTGTTGATGATGCAGATGCTGCTACTGCCAGAACCACTCTTGGACTTGGCACTGCTGCTGTTGCTGCAACTGGTGACTTCGCTACTGCTGCACAGGGTACAACTGCTGACAACGCACTCGCTGCGTCTGCTGTAAGCACCTTCGGTGCCACTCTGATTGATGACACATCAGCATCTGCTGCAAGAACAACTCTTGGACTTGGATCTGCTGCTACCACTGCAAGCACTGCATATGCAACTGCTGCACAAGGTACTCAGGCAGGTACTAACGATACTGACATTGATTCAATTTACACTGAATTGAATGCTATTGGTAATGACGCTTCTATAACAACCGTCGCACAACTTAAGGCTGCACTAGCCGCTCTCGCAAGATAAAATGGCACAACCTAATTCAAAAGCAACACTTAAAGAGTACGCTCTACGCAGACTCGGCAAACCTGTATTGGAAATCAACGTATCAGATGATCAGGTTGATGATGCATTGGATTATACTCTTGAGAAATTTCAGGAGTACCATTACGGTGGATCTGAAAAGGTTTTTATGAAGCACCAGTTTACTGCTGAGGATCTAACAAGGTTCCAAGCAGATAGTGAAGAGACTGGTACTGATACATTACAAGCTGGTGATACTGGTACTGTATTTAAAATGCAGAAGAATTATCTACCAATGCCTGATCATATCAGAGCTGTGAATGGTATCTTTACCTTCCAAGATAAGGGTACTGCCAATATGTTTGATATTAGATATCAGTTGCGTTTGAATGATCTGTTTGATTTTACATCAACACAGTTTCATCATTACTATATGATTCAGACACACCTTCAAACTATTAACTTCTTACTAGAAGGAATGAAACCTACTAGGTTTAATGCCTCTAACGGAAAACTTTGGATTGACTTTGACACATTAACTGATGTCAGAGAAGGTGAGTATGTTGTTATGGAATGTGTTAGTGCTATAGATGCTGCTAACTGGACAAAAATTTATAATACTATGTGGGTCAAAGATTATGCAACTTCTTTGATCAAGAAGCAGTGGGGACAGAATATGTCTAAATTCCAGAACGTCCAACTTCCTGGTGGAGTTACTCTTAATGGTGAGAAGATTTATTCTGATGCTATTGAAGAGATTGAAAAACTGGAAGAACAGTTGAGACTTACTTATGAAGAACCACCTATGGATATGATAGGATAATGCCTACTAATTCTTACTTCACACACGGAACCTCTGGGGAACAGAACCTAGTTGGTGAACTTGTAAAAGAACAAATTAAGATGTTTGGTACGGATGTTTATTACATCCCACGTGTCATAGTTGATGAAGATCCTACCTTCGGTGAGGATTCTTTATCTAAGTTTGATGATGCTTATTTGATAGAAGCATACTTAGAGAACGTTCAAGGATTTGGTGGAGATGGAGATCTATACAGTAAGTTTGGTGTAAGGATATCTGATCAAGTTAATTTTGTTATCTCACGAGATAGGTTCACAGAACTAGTTGATGATAATACAACACTCATTGTAGAGGGTAGACCTAATGAAGGAGACTTGGTTTACTTCCCTCTAGCAAGCAAGTTATTTCAAATACAATACGTAGAGTACGAAACACCTTTCTTCCAGTTAGGTAAAATCCATACTTGGGGTCTGAAGTGTGAACTATATGAGTACAGCGACGAGGACTTCGATACAGGTGTTGATGCTATCGATAAAGTGGAGAGGAACTTTGCTACTACAATTACTCTTAACTTTTCTACAGGTGGTACAGGAACCTTTACTGTTGGTGAAACAATTGCAGGTGGTACATCTAACGTAACTGCTGAAGTTAAGTCTTGGGATGCAACCAACAGACAACTTCAGATATACAATAGATCGGGTATCTTTACAATACCAGAAACCTGTACTGGACAGACATCTGGAGCAGCGTGGACAACTGCTAGTTATAATACCCTAAATAATACTAACTCTGAGTTCGATCAGAACCAGTTCTTTGAGACTCAAGCTGATGGAATACTTGACTTTAGTCAAGGTAATCCATTCGGTGAATTTGGACAGGCAGACTAATGTTAGGAACTTACTCATACAACGAAATCTTCAGGAAGACTGTTATAGCCTTTGGTACTATCTTCAATAATATTGAACTGAAACGTACTGCTGGATCTAAAACAGAAGTGATGAAGGTACCTTTGGCATATGGTCCAAAGGATAAATTCCTGGCTCGTTTAGCACAGTCAGCTACTGCTGATAACAAACAAGTTCAAATTACTTTACCTCGTATATCATTTGAGATCAGTGGATTCTCATACGATAGTTCAAGGAAGGTATCACCAACTCAAGTCATTAGACACGTAGGTACAGACGATAAAACTCGTAGAGCATTTATGCCAGTACCATACAATGTTGATTTTGAGTTAGCAATATTATCAAAGAATCAGGATGATGGACTTCAGATCCTTGAACAGATCCTTCCTATATTTCAACCAATGTTTAACATCACTATTAACTTAGTTGATGCTATTGGTGAGAAGAAGGACTTCCCAATATCTCTTAACTCAGTTAGTTACGAGGATGATTATGAAGGTGATTACACAACACGTAGAACATTAATCTATACGTTGTCATTTACCGCTAAGACTTATCTATATGGTCCTGTCACTGACACGACTGATAAGTTAATCAAGAAGTCTATTGTTGACACCCATCTTAAGGTTGATACAACGGCTGCTCGTGAAGTTAGATACACAGTCACACCAGATCCTATTACTGCTGAGGCTGATGATAACTTCGGATTTAATGAAATTTACAGTGAGTTCACAGATGCAAAAGCCAGAGATCCCGTCACAGGAACCGATGTCGATGTATAATGGCATTGAGGATGCCCTCGATGTTGAAACAGCAATCGTACCTAAAGAGAAAACAGAAGTCGTTAAACCTGCTATGTTTGAGCAGATTACTAAGGACTATGAGTATACTCGTGGAAACTTATATTCACTTATTGAGAAGGGACAAGAGGCTGTTGACGGTATATTAGAACTTGCTCAGGAATCAGATAGTCCTAGAGCATATGAAGTTGCTGGTAATATGATTAAGAATATAGCAGACACCACAGACAAGTTAATGGATCTGCAAAAGAAATTGCAAGAAGTAGAAGAAGGTCCAGCGAACCCTCAGAAGAACGTTACTAACAATACTATGTTTGTTGGTTCTACTGCTGATCTTGCGAAATTCCTGAAGTCGCAACAGGATAAATAGTCTAGTAAAAGGAATCAAGTCACAATGTCAGTCTTAAATGTATTAGATACTCAGACAGTGAGTGGTTCAGGAACTGCATACATTGTGGTCAAGTCTGGTGTAGTTCGTGCTTACGCTGCATCTGCATCTTCAATACAATTCGATGCTGGTCCTGCTGTAACTCTCGCTGCTGGAGAAGCAATTCTCCTCTCCGTTGGAAAGTCAAAGAACGTATCAATAACTGGTGCTTCAGATGCTGCTACCTGTGTATTCACAGTTGGTGGTGTAGGTGCTGGTCAACGTCATAACTTTGCAGTAGGAGATTACATTCAAACTATAGATGGTGGTGACACCGATGGATTTGTTGCAGCATTTGAAACTGCTGCTTCTGCTGGAAAGAAAGTCACTGCTGTTACAAACACCACAGTAACAACTGATTATGATTCATCTTCTGCTTCTGCAGCATATGCAATCAGTGAAGCAGATGTTATTGCAAACAACGTTCCTCAACTTCAAAGAACAGTCAAACTCACTGCAGGATCTGCTGATGTTGTAGTTGAGCAAGTACAAATTGTTGGTGGCTAATGGAAACTACTGGTCAAACCGATCCTGTATTAAAGAAGAAAAAGCAGTTGTTAGATAAGAAGCAACTACAGTTAAATCTTCGTAAGATACAACTTCAACGCAAAACAGTTCAAGCTGGAGGTGAAACCGATATGCGTACAGAGAAACGTGTAATGTCCTTTAAGCAGTTCATAGCTGAAGGTGGATTGGCACGTGCTATCAGTAAATCTAATACAAAGGTTACTGGACACATCAGTGCTGACAGGGGTTCTGACGAAAAGAAGAACCGTGAGAAGCGTAAAGGATTAGAGAAAGACCTTAAGAAGAAGGGTATTGGATATAAGAAGGGAGTGGGACAGTACAAGTATGACGATGGGAAAACTGGCACAGAGGTGTCCTACCATACGTCAAAACCTGATAAAATGTCTAAGCGACGCTTTGGTAAGCTAAGTCGTAGGCTCGGTCGTAAACACGGTCAAGAGTCTGTTATTACAAAAGATAAAGACAAATCTGCCAAATTACATTATACTGATAAGAGTGGTAAGAAATCCGAGTCTCTCGGTAAGACAAAAGCTGGTAAGCATCCTGGTGGATATGGTGAAACATCTTCTACCAACGTGCGATCTGGTAAACTACCCAAAAAGGTCAAAGACCAAAAACTACACTATGACAAATAAAGATTACGATGATTCCAACTGGCGAGAGGAAATGCAATCCTACGCTAGTGGACCTGAGTTAACACTCTTGATAGATGGACCTAAAAGCCTTGCACAGTCTTGGCATATGGGTGCATTGTATAACAAATGGAAAAAAATGAAGGGTTATAAAGACCCTGAACCACCAGACTGTCAATCATCTTTTAAGGAGTGGAACGATGGAGTTAAAATGTAAATACTGTGGACTTATTGTTCCTAGTACAAAACCTAATCCTCAAAAGTGGTTACAAAAGCACGAGATGAATTGTGCTCGTAACCCTAATAACAATAAAAGAAACGGACCTATAGGAACAGAGTAATGAACAAAGTAAAGGAGATCGCAGTCAAGATTAAGGACTGGGATAAAGCACTTGCTAAAAAAATTCAAACCAAATTTAATTTGACTGATTACCAGATGTTATGCCTTGCTTTTGGTAAGGGTTTCATCATAGGTGCTATTCTTCTGTAGCACTATGAACTAAATATTCTTTATTATGAGTCCAGACAAAAATCCAGAAAGGTTCTATAACAAGGAACAAGTCGATATGCTCATCCAAGCTGCTGTTGCTGAAGCACACGAAATGGATGAAGCTATTATGGCAAAGCATAACCGAGAAGCAACTATCATTAGTATGATTCTCGGTTTTACTTGTCTTGCACTATTCATTGATGGTCTATTAAGGATCCTTGGTATCATCCCACCCTTTATGGATTTGGATGTTAACGTCATTGATGATATAATAGAGAAAGTTGAACAAGACATTTTACCCATAGTTCAACAAGCTAAAGGGTACATACCAAAAATTTGATTATGACTTATCAATCACCACCACCTTCTTGGGATAAAAAGAGAAACCAAGTGAAGAGTAAATTCTATTACATATTCTGGGGTATAGCTACCTTCTCTGTTGTAGCAGGTCAATTGTATGTTGGATCTGGATATAGAGACTATGCTAAATCACTCAATAGGTTGTTCGATACTATAGAATTAGAGGTTACAACACCTGGTCCTAGATTCTATTAAGAGAATCTTAAATAGGTAAATAACTATATCGGTGCCTACTATGGCGTTCGAAGAAGTAAAATCATTATACGAACTTACTGAAGAGAACTACAAACTCCAAGATATGATTCAAATCTACCAAGAAGAGATCGTAAAACTTGAACAAGAGAAGGACGTACTCAAAGCAGAAGTTGTTTTTTTGCGTCAACAACTTGAATACAAGACTTTAGGTCCACCAATACATTCACAAGACATTAAAAAAGACCCTAGATAGGGTCTTTTATTTTGTAAATTTTTAAAGAGATCTATGCAAGGACTTCCCTGCAGATACGTTTACAGCTAGCGTGTTCATCCTCACACTCAATCAAACAGTCAAAGTAGTCGTCTATATTCTCCTGGGTTGAGTTTTCTCTGTGATTCCATTCTGCCATTTGATTAAAATTAAGGATACTGTGTGACATTTTTGACTCCAAACTGGACAACATAACAAAGTAACTTTGGTTACATCTTGTTCTCTCCAAGTCTACCATTATTTAGACAAAAAGTGTCTGTATTTACTGATACAATTTAATAAAAATTTATGCCTACGAATAAATACCTACACACTGCATAGGTTCGTATGGTCTGGGTTATCCGTCTATACGTATGGACGGCTATTTTTATTGGCTTAATAAATCTTTCAACCTTCGCATATATAGAATGATCGTCTGGTCAGTAATTTGGATGGTTGGAATCCTTATCGTAGCGGTAGGGGTGGTTCTCGTATACATATTTCAGTACGATAATTGGTATCCTAATTATGGGCAAGATGACACCACCAAGCAGAAAGAGCTGCTATAACTTTAGAGTAACGGAGATTAATCGTGTTG